TTTACTGTGTTATGCGTTTATAGTGTAGGGCTATTCACTTCTTAAAATTGCAACCTCTGTAAAACTGGCGGATGCGTCCGCCATAAAATTAAGGTTAATTTAAAAGAAATGACGGGAGAGCCCCATGACATATAGCCACCCCGCGGTTGCTGCGAGTGCTTCCTCCACTCTTCCTAAGGAAGAGCAGGGACATAATATACTACTGGTGTGTTGATGTAACCAATGAAAGAAAAATCATCAGCTGCTGCAACAGCCACGTTCAATAAACCTGACTTAACAGTAGTAGTTGGATTTGTTGTAGACATTAATATTGTGGCTCCCATATCGGAACCGGCAGAAAGATCATATCGTCTACAAGGATAATATCTTTTGTTTGTGTAGTAAGGTATTTCAGCATCAACTACGGTGCGACCACCTGCAAGAGCCTCTCCCAAGGTAAATCCTGCATTGCCATTCGAAATTGATGTCAAACCTAAGTTGCCAACTGTGGTGACATAAGACCGTGCTAAAGCACTAGAAGATGTACCAGAAGGAGCAACTGAAACCGAAGCTAAATAATTGGCCGTTGGCGTGCGAGTAAGAATAAGATGATTACCTTGTAAATCACTAGTGCTCATATCAGTAATGCGTAATCTTATTCCACCACGCCTACCTAAAAATAATGGTGCAAACCATGATAAATGGGTATTGTTTACGTAGTTAGTGGAAGCTGTACCAGTTAAATGCATACCGTTAGGAGCTTTACCCCTATGTAAAGGAAAAGCTGATATATTCCAAGTAAATAAAGAATTACCTGTAGGTACGGCTGGCATAGGTAACACTGTGTACAAATTATACCTTTTAAGTAGAGCACGTAAGCTAACAATGGGATCACCATGAAAAATATGTGCAGCTTTATCATCTGGTTTTATATAATTGCCAAAAACCGCATTAACTTTTTTGGCTGAACGAAGCATTAAATCATCTTGCATCATTTCTCCAGATTGAGGGAAAAAAGAGTAATTGTTCATAGAATTCTCTGGTTCAAAAAATTCAAAATCTGGACCAGCACAAGCATAACATAAAATAGTGATATCACTAACTGCTTGCCCACTGCAAGTCAAATCATTTTGAACGACAACTGCTAATGTGCCGTTGTCAAATTGAGGACTATGTGAAATACCAGAAGCTCCAAAAGTGGTACCAACACCACCAGTTACTCCACTAGCACCAGGTCTAACAGTTCTATTATAAGCAAGGTTACTCATATGGCAAACATCTATAATAGCCTCATGGGACTCAGATAAATCCCAAATATAGTTGTAATTAGTATTAGATTCATAAACCGTCGTGGCTGAAGTAGTACCAAAGCCAGCAGGATCATATATGATGCGCAATCTCCCTCTGTGAAAAGAGGAAGCAACGGCTACAAATCTAAATCTTATGGAACCTCTCCAATATCTAAAAGCCTGAGCAGCATAAGTCATGGGACACATGGAAATTTGTGGTGCAGTAGCACCAATACCAGTCACCCAAAAATTAGGTGAAACATTCATAAAAAATAAAGCCTTACCAGGCAACATCGATGTTTGCCAACTTTGTCCAGAAACACAAGCTTCTCTTTCTATAATATCGCTAATAGCCATAGAATCCTTACCTGAAAAACCTACCACACGAGGATCCACGGTAACTTCTTGTTTATCATCCAAAGTCATTTTGTATATAGGATCTTTCTGATTAGTGGAAGCAAAATTAGGATATTTCCTTTCTCTAACTGTGTGAAAATCTGTTATAACATTTGGCCGCGAAAACCCGAAAATATGTGCCATACTAGATAAAGAAGAAAACATATATTGAGAAACTCTAGCATAGGGAGCTATACTGGGTATCTTAATTAATTGACCAGATACTTTTGCAAGCACATTGGCTGTGTGTTCAACAGGTCCAGGTTCAGAATACTCATCAGACGACTGTGGAACTAAACCGGGTAAATTATTGGTAGTTGGAGCTCCAAATACTATATTTTCAGCCCAAGCCATTACAGAGATGGTAATGGTATCAACTGCAGGGCCAATTTGCTGCAAAGGTGCAAATTCTGCTAATATAATTACACCTAAATCATTTTGTTCACTAGTTAACGTGTTAAAAGCTTCAAATTTATGCAAATAAGGCATTCGCAAACAACCACCTTGACTAGTGGTGGGATTGAGATAAACCCCTGGCAATTGAGAAATACGCATTCTAGTGGATTGATTACCTGCCGTAGTTATACCAGTAGGATTAGAGATGTTGTCATCTCCAGAATTTGGCAAAACTCCAGCAAAAAACCTACCATAATGAAATGGGGAGCCATTTATCATAAACTTAAAACAAACATCACATTTAAAATTCCTAAAATTGTTCATTCTGTTCATAACTCTCTTATTTGTAAAAAATAAACCGGGAGATATGACAACAGGAGTTGTTAAAGGGTTTAAAGTGACAGATTGTGTGTTTGGAGTGACAACATAAGAAGCAATATTTGTTGGACGCGATAAAAAATGTTTAAGTTGTTCTATATCACTATCCCTAGAATACAATGTGCGTTCATGGTCTATATCAAAAGAAACTTCTTCGTACATAGTATCGTTAACAAAAGTTGTTAAGACTTGGCCCATATCTTTAGTTAAACTTTCAGATGTTAAAACACCTGATTGAGGCAAGAAAATTTGTTTTTTGATTGGAGGACCATTGGGATTAGCTTCGTTATATCTTTTAATGAACCTTTTTGCAGTATTTGCCGCAGAAGCATAAAAATTGCCATCAGGCATAGGTAGCGTAAAATCACCCAATTCAAAATATGCATTGTATTCTGTTTTCTTTTGCAAAACTTCTTGAATCGCATCTATAACAATAGATCCATCAGGATACAAAAATTCAGGTATGACAACTACGCCCTCATAAACTTCAAACTGAGGAAAAATGCCAGATTGAGGAACAAAAGAAGGCAAAGGGCCACCCACAGTACATATATGGCACATTGCCTGCGGCCAATATGTTGTTGTAGGTCCCTTCGATATGAGGCCATGATACTTAGGAGAACAATGTGTTGCTCTGCAACATCCATGTGGTACAGATTGTCCAAATGAGAGTTGCCTAAGTTCAGATTCAGATTGATCTGAATAAAGCGGACTATCCAGTCCTTCCGGGGGAGTAAATCCGGCTATACTCCAGGGTTGTTCATTATTTGACTGCGAGGTTGAACTGCCTCCTTGTTTGTTAGTGAGTCAATTTTAAAGGGAGAAATTAACTCAATTTCCTCCCCGATAAAAGGTTCAAAGAGCCCTTGAAAGAAAGCCTAAACATAAATTGCTCTAATTTATGTCCGGTAACCAATTCATCCAAGTTCTGCACCATAAGAAGACCGCCACCTATTAATGCGATCCTCAAAATTTAAATGACTAGTTAAACTATATCTATTCAAATTATGCGATTTTAAAAATAAAAGAATTTTAAATCTAAAATTTTCATATTTTTCTTCACCATGGGCAAAATATTCGTGCAAAGCACCATCTATAACTTGCCCTATTAATTCCTCATCGGTGACATGAGGTGATTTGATGCCATAAGACAAAGATTTCAAAATAGAATCTTCATCTAAAGCACCTATACTTAAATCTAATTCAGAAATGTAAATATTCTTTCTTTTTAAAAAATCGACTTCATTAAGATCCATATATTTCAAATGGTCCCCTGTTTTAGAAGGAGGAGTATAAGTTAAACCATAAGTTAAAAGTATGCGAGCCTTGTCTATAGAATTAAACCATTCACAATCCGATGAGACTGAGCCTATGTCATCATCACCATATGTTATCTGACTAACATATTTACGGTAATAACAAAATGAAGGACTAGGTCTGAGTTCAAAAAACGCACATCTAGATAAAACTGAATTTACAATAGAATTTAAATATACTGTTAAATTTTGCCCGCTAGGATTCCCACCCATTAATGTAATTAAAGAACCATAATAATTGACAATTGGAGTAGTGACATCAGAAATCATCGATTCCATTATTATAAGGGACTTGTCATCATAACCAAGGTCCTGCGCCAATAAAACTAATATCTTCATACAAGCTTGAGTGACATTTAATGGCAATTGTTGGTCATATCCAGAATAATCCCCAGCAACAATTCTATCAGAACCATGTGTGGAAATATGGTTCATAAGCACTTGCCAATTAGGTGAATGACTGTCTATGCCCACCGCACATTCAGAAAGTAATGGAATTTCAGACAATAATCTGACAATAGGTAAAAAATATTTCCTTAAAATCAATTTAAAATCAGTCGAAGCACCGAAAAACACTCGAACTTTATCACTACCAATCTTTTTTGGCTCATCTTTTAAATGAGCTGTAAAAACAGGATACGCCCTCTCGCCATTTAAATATAAATTTTCCATTTGCTCAATTCGGTCCCAGAAAAAAGATGAATTTGAATCAAATTCTTTTTGATTATCAGGACCTTGAACAAAATCAGACATCTTACCTGATAATGGAAAGCCAATTGAAGAAGTCATTTTTAGACCATCAATGTATCGCAAGCCATTAATTCCATTAATTGTTTCCATCTTATCTAATGGTCTACAAAATAATTTACCAGTTTTATAGAAAATTTTTAATTCTTTAGAAATAGGCAAATAATAATCATTAACGGCTTTCTGCAAAACTTCAGAAGATGGGCCAATTCCAGGTTCAGCAAATTTGGCTAAATTCTTAGAAAAATGATACCATTTCGGAGGGTTGTTCATATTAGGAGGTCCATGTATTATTTGCTTATCTAAGCATTTAAATAAATCATCAGCATATTTCCGCTTAACAACTTTTGTGCGATACTTATGAGTATCACCTATGATGCCATGATTAATAATATAACTAGGATCATCAATGAAATTTAAGGGATGATCAGGTCTAGTATTAATCTCAGGATCCTTAGAGCGATTGCGAGGGTGCGTTAAACCAAAATGAGGATCAAATAAACCCTCAGACGCAACATTGACCACGTCTACATTATCTAAAGTTAAAAATTTAATAGAAGATTCCAATTGCTGACGTGTAACAAAACCAGCACACCCATGAGGTGTACCTGTGGCACCACCTAGATGAAAACCTAAGATGGCTGTGGGTTTAGTATTGGAAACCCAAGTTCCCATACACATACCAGAAAAAGTTTTGGTTCCATCTAATAAAGAATATCTAAAACCAGTATAAGAAGAACCATTAATAACACCATTTCCTTGCGTAGTTTGAATACCCGGATCAAGTCTTGCACTAGTTCTATTTCTATACCCCTCGTGTGTTAAATAAGCCATTTCAGCAGGCAAAGATCTATTAGAAGAAATAGTAGTAAAAAACTTTAACAAGTTAGACATTGGAACGCCATAGGTAACATATAATACACCCAGATCTGTACCAGAAATGTGTGAATAATGGTGTTTATTAAATCTAACTTTAGTCAATCTATCTTGCATTTCCTCAGTTCGTGAAGATCTCAAAATAATATGTGATACATTCTTTTTGAGCATTATTTCAAAAAAATGGTTAGGAACAACCATGAAATTTGTCTTTAAAAAGAAAACGTTGACAAAATTAAACTTTTGATTAATATCGTCTACCATTATAGTAGCAATACACAAATTCTTTTCTACCTTGTTCACAAGTTGATAATCGACCATAGTCTTACAACTCTCTGTAGCCAATGGAATTATGCTTTTATTGACCCAAACGTTTGTCTGCTTAGAATTAGTATTAAGTTCTTCAACAGATAAAGGCACTAAATTACCTTGATTATCCATTTTCTTACGTAAAAAGGATGAACCTGTGCGAGCCAACAACCGTATTATTTGGACAATAAAACAAGAAATACCCACCGAAAAAGTGGATATAGCAATAACGCTGGTTATTGGATTAGAAACAGCGGTGTTTATATACTGTCTATACCTACGATATCTTACGTAATAAATAGTGGAAATTTTATATAAACAAAAGGTAGAGACAAGCATAAAAACTGTATAATGCAAAGCAAAAAAAGACATAAATGTCAAACCAAAGTAAGAATAAATATCCCTAAAAGAAAAATAATTGACAAACGATGGGACGAAATCGGTAGATTTTGATAAGATTGCAACACCACTCTGAACATGTAAATTTTCATATGTTGATCTGTTGTGAGGGTAAACGTCCTTATAGGCGTCAGAAAGTGTCTTAGGTAGACTTGAAATTCTCTTCACAACATTCTCCTGATCTTTACAATGAGTGGAAGCCATTTTGCAAACAAGATCATGGACTTCCCTTATATTAAGTGGTAAAGCAATTCCGTTACTATCACACTTAAGGGGTTTTTTAACAACTACAGCCTTACTAGCATCACCACCAGAAGTTATGGTGAAACAGTAAATATCCCAAAAATCAGCAAAGATTTGTTCTAAAGGCTCAGAAGTTTCCATAGTTTTAACAAAGTCTCTAGCCAAAATAGGGCATAACTGGTAATGTTCTGGTGAAGCTTCAGGATTTTTGGCAAATCTGCGCTTAACTTGAACCGTCATAAATAAATTAAAACGCCTTAAAATGGAAACTGGCTCCATAGAATAAACTCCTGCTAATAAATCTTCTACGTTAGTTGTAACTGTAACTACTTTTGGTTCCAAAGGAATCTTTCCTTTAGAGGCTAAATCTGCCATAACAGGATAAGATGCTATATTATTGACAAATTCAATAATTTTTTCAACTGGCGAATTTTTTACGAACTCAGGACGTGTATTACACATGTCATCTAGTAGAATAGCCTCAGTGCCATATTTGTATGTGGAAAAAAAATTATCGTTAGGGTTATATACAGTAGCGTATTCAGGACTAGGATTACCACCTTGAGCAATAATGGCAGAAGTTGTCAATATCTGGGAAATAGAACTCTTCCCAACAGAAGAACCTCCATGTATACACATGGCAAAAGGAGACTTACGAAGTCTGCCGCACATGGATAATCTTACCATTTCCTGAAGTTTTGATTCTATGACCTCCCATTTTCTTTTTACTATTTCAGCTTCTTGAGTATTAAGGGATTTTAATGAACCATATTGTGACCTATAAAAATCGATCAATTTAACTGCATCTTCCCTATATTGAACTTCATCCCTAAAACCAGAATTCAACCAATCTAATTCTTTAACAGCACTCCAACTAGAAACAAACTTGACGTGCAACTCAGCCATAATTAGCTGTTCATGGTTGTCAAATAATAAGGGTCTAAAAGATTTGTATTTGAAACACAAATATCCAATATCTAAAAAATATTCGACTGATTCCATAACTAAATCAAAAATATCGGTGATAGTAAAATTATTAGAATTTTGTAAACGTTTTAAAAACGAATCGGAAAAAACTTTAAAACCTGCTATAGTGAATTTCAATTGTAAAGTAGAACATAAAAAATTTGAAGCTAACATGGTAAAAAGTTTGCTACAAAGTTTAAATGCCTTAGAATTAAACATGTGTTTAACAGATTTGAATTTACTTCTCAAAAATGTGACAAAATCATTATGAGAACAATCAGATTGTGTTTCATCAACATCGGTCTCAGATTCACCAGAAGATTGCATTTTAAAAATGAAATTAAAATCTTTGAATAGATTTTTAACAAAAGGCCAATATTGAATAAGGTTTCTCTCTTTAATAAATAAATAAACTATAGAAATAACATTGGTCATATTTTGAGAAGAAGATAAACCTGCTACAAATGCCATCCAACTGTCCAAGTGCAAGTCTAAAACATTTTGGCTAGACAAATAATCTCTGCATTTAATAAGAGTATTTAAGTTGCGTACTCTATCATATAAAGAAGTAACCAATCTTTCACTAGAATTAAACTTAGCTTGTCTGAAATATTTAGCAGAAACTGAATAAGATTCAATAACATCGTCAGAGATTAAATTTTTAAGAATTAATTGGGGCATACAACACGATAAATTAATATAATAATTAAATCTATCTAAAATCCATGTGCTGTAATCTTCAATAATGTCTTCCTGAGAAATATTTCCAGTAGAACTTAAAGGGTCATAAGAAAATTTAACGGAATCTTCAAACAATCCAGAATGTGGTTCGAAATTGAGTTTACGTTTAACAATAGTAAGAGCTTCATCAAATTTAGCTCGATCAGATTTCTTTGCTGCTTTTTTCTTATCGAATAATTGCTGTTGGTTTTTCTTCAACAACAATTTTTCAACTCGAATTTTATTTTCAAATTTAGATTTGTTAAAATCTTTTGGGGTTGAAAATTCCCCGGACTGAATCGCAACTTCAGTCTGAACTAATGAAAGTTCTGCATTACGTCTCAATGAATGCTTAATTGTTGGTACAATTTCAGATTTGTTTTCGTGGGTGCTCGCTGAGCTTAGCAAAAACTTAATTATCATAAAATTTGGGGCGAAAAGTGAATATGAACGTGTCACTTTGTCTTAACACTAAAAATAATAAAAATAAATAAATAATGTTTAAATGCATTAAATACTATTTCATATGCTCACGGCTTACAGCTCCAAAGGCTGCATGAGACAGTCCAAAATAACATATAATGTCGTAATAATAAAATCGTAAATTAAAAATATGAATAAGGCCAACCACGCCAATCATATTATAGCTGTACCAAACGACTATAATAAACATGTTGCCGGTTTCTTACCATATAAATAAAATAAAATTAAACTTTCAGAAACTTTAAAATTAAATTATAATTTATATCATTTTCCATACATAAAAAGGAAATTATAATAATACAGTGGAATAAAAACTTTACACTAAAAATCTTGTGTACATATTTAGAAATATGCACAATCTAATGCAAAGAAAAATTGCCTTCCTTGTTCAAGGATAGGCCCAGTACTTCTAACTGTGTTTAAGTTGTCGACTTCCATTGTTATAAATTACTAAATAACAATTATGTCAGTTATAGGCTTTTTACACAATAAATTCTAAGTGTAATCGTATATAATGCGATAGGAATTACATAGAGAGATAAAAGACTCTCAACCAAGCACTCGTATTATAATAAGTAACGCATGACTTATTATAATAGGAGATACCAAATACATAATCACGCGTATGACAGAATCATACAATTACACAAAAAAC